ATGATCGAGCAAGGCCACAACAACAAATACATTGTGGCTCAACTCAAATGCAAACCACAGGTGGTGTACAACGTACGCTATCAAATCAACAAGTCCAAGGGGCTTGGTGCCTTGGGCAAGCAGGGAACTAGCATCTCTGCGCCCCCCGTATGGAGCCCCCCTCCGATCGCACCTATGCCTAAACTTGGTGAGTATCAGATCACCATGGTTGAGCCCACGCCTCCAACATTGTGGCAACGTGTCAAGGGGTGGTTCGGTGGCACAAACGCCTGAAGCAAAGGTCAAGGCTAAAGTAGTAGCCCAACTCAAAGCGTTGGGTGCCTATTATTTCTACCCCGTCACAGGGGGATATGGTGGTAGCGGGGTGCCCGACATTGTTGGGTGTCTCCGTGGTACGTTCTTTGCCATTGAGTGCAAGGCAGGGAACAACAAGCCGACCCCATTACAACAAAAGAACATTGACGCTATCACTAAGCAAGGTGGCTTGGTGTGGGTTGTCAACGAGGAAAACCTAAACGAAGTAACGAAAGTACTAGAGGCAATACCATGAATGAATATCGACAAACCCCATACGACACAGGCAAGGTCAAGATCGGTGTGCATTACGAACGCAAGCAACCACTACAAGATGAGGGCGTGTTTGCTGAGATGTTACAGACCGCGTTGATAGAGCCCCCCAAGCCGCTTTTCGAGCGCATCATGCACCGCATCAAAGTTAGACACCTGACCTGACGTATGAGAATGACTGTAACCAAAAGAACGCGAGCCACTTTGCGGGAAGCGGCTGATGGCCTGACCTTAGAAGAACTTGCTGAGGTGTCAGGCTGTACACGAACCAATATCAGAAAGGTTTTAAAGAACATGCCTGACGTATACATCGACCGATGGGAGCCCGCACCACGTAAGCAGTACAAGGCTGTGTGGTGCATTGTTATCCCGCCAACCGATTGTCCTAGACCTGATGGGGAGAAGAACACATGACTGACTGGACACCGGAAGAAGATGAAGCCTTTAACGCGGTGGAGAAACACAGCAACCTTGGCAAGCAGATACTGCGGAACATCGAGGGACAGCCTTATGTGTACACACCCAAGCATACCATTGAGATGTTTGAGGCTGAATGGCGGGATAGGTTGAAAACTGCAATTTTTACGGAGCGTAACGCCACACTAGAAGAAGTTGCCAAAGAGTTCGACAAGATGCCCTTTGGCGACACCGCCGCGTCCTTTGCGGTATTTGTAAGGAACATGAAGACATGAGTGGTTTTGTTAAACGTCAACTTGATATTGGTGGTAGCCGACAGCCCGTACATCAATACAAGTTATGTAACAAGTGTGAAGAGATGAGGCCCCCGGAAGGTGGCATACAGATGAGCCCCAATAGATGGCACTGCGCCCTTTGTTGGACTAAACGAGTAACGATCGATAAATTAAATGGAGAACGAAGATGATAAGCAACGACGAACTGAACGAAGCCACTGCAATACTGCGTGGTGCGTGGAAACAAACAACCGAACACAAGGGTGGGTACTGTGCCGTATGTGATAAGTGGGGGAAGATCAACACCCTGCCATTGACAGGCAGTATGGTCAAGGCGTTGATATGGCTACATCACGAGCATATCGTATCGGGTGATAAGTGGATTAACGTACCTGCACGTGCCCCGCGCTACGTCATGCGTTCTTACTCTATATCTACTCTTAAGCATTGGAATCTGGTGGCACAAAGATACGTACCGCCCCCGACCAAGGAAGAGATTAAGGAGGGTGCACCGCGCAAGACTAAGACATCAGGCATGTGGCAGATCACACCGCATGGCATTGACTTTCTGAACGAGGTAGTCAAGGTGCCTAAGAAGTTGTTTGTGTACAACGATACCCGCGTGGGAGCAAGCGACGAACTAATCACGGCACGTGAATGCTTTGAGAAAGAGTTCAACTACGACGAGATGATGTCAAGCACGTACGCTTACAAAGGTGACCCACAAATAGACGATGGAGAAGAAGATGAATCTAATCACGATTGACTTTGAAACTTATTACGACAGGGAGTTCTCACTCTCGAAGATTACAACTGAGGAATATGTACGCAGTGACATGTTCGAAGTCATTGGTGTTGGCGTAAAAGTCAACAACGAAGAAACTGTGTGGGCAAGTGGTACGCATGAACAAATCAGGGATTGGTTGCAGAAGTCATTCAATTGGGCAGACTCAATGGTCTTGGCTCACAACACACTGTTCGATGGTGCTATTCTTAATTGGCGCTTTGGTATTTATCCTCGTGTTTGGCTTGATACTTTGTGTATGGGGCGTGCTCTACATGGCGTGGAGGTGGGCGGTTCACTCAAGGCGTTGGCAGAGAGGTACAAGTTGGGCGAGAAGGGCACTGAAGTTGTAAACGCCCTTGGGAAACACCGCGCCGATTTCACCGAAGAGGAACTGTCTCGCTATGGTGATTACTGCATCAACGATGTGGAGTTAACGTACGCACTGTTTAACAAGATGGCACGTAAGTTTCCCAAGCAAGAGTTGAAGATCATTGACCTGACCCTGCGCATGTTCATCGAGCCACGGCTTGAGTTAGACCTTGAGATGCTTGAGCAACATTTGGTTGAGACGAAGGCACGTAAAGAAGCGTTGCTTGAGAGTAGCGGTGTGGACAAGGCTGAACTTATGTCCAATGACAAGTTCGGTGAACTGCTCAAATCGTTTGGCGTTGAGCCGCCCATGAAGATTAGCGCAAAGACAGGCAAGCAAGCGTGGGCATTTGCTAAGACAGACGAAGAGTTCAAGGCGTTAGCCGATCACCCTGACGACAGGGTGCAAGCGTTGGTTGCCGCACGTCTTGGCACTAAGAGTACGCTAGAAGAAACACGCACACAGCGGTTCATTGACATCGCCAAGCGCGGTAGTCTGCCGGTTCCAATCAGATACTATGCCGCACACACTGGCAGGTTCGGTGGTGATGACAAGATTAACATGCAGAACTTACCGAGTCGTGGTGCAAATGGTAACAAGTTAAAGAAGTCGATCATTGCACCCGAAGGCTACACAATCATTGACGCTGACTCTGCGCAGATTGAGGCACGTGTATTGGCTTGGCTTGCGGGGCAAGATGACTTGGTCATGGCGTTCGCTGAAGGTAAAGACGTTTACAAGAAGATGGCATCCGCTATCTATGGTAAACCCGAGTTCGAGATTACAAAGGATGAGCGGTTTGTAGGTAAGACTACGATTCTTGGCGCAGGGTACGGCATGGGCGCACCGAAGTTTCAGTTGCAGTTGAAGGGCATGGGCGTAGAGATTGAGTTGGAAGAGTCCCGACGCATCATTGATATTTACCGCAGGACAAACGATGCCGTGGTACGCCTATGGCGTCAGGCTCAGAACGGGCTTGTAAACTTGTCAAGAGGTGATTCATCTCCGCTTGGCCGGGCTGGTGTGCTTGAGTTGGTTCCTGCTGAGAGTGCAATCCGCTTGCCGAGTGGTCTGCTGATGCGGTATGACGACCTGCGGTTCACCGAGACAGACAAGGGGGTGGAGTTCCACTACCAAACCCGCAAGGGTCGCACCCGTATTTATGGTGGAAAAGTTATTGAGAACGTGTGCCAAGCCATCGCTAGGTGTATCATAGCGGAGCAGATGTTACGTATTGGTAAGCGATACAAAGTTGTGCTGACGGTGCATGACGCTATCGCTATTGTTGTGCGTAACGTTGAAGTTGAGGAAGCCAAGTTGTATGTAGAAGATTGCATGCGGTGGGTTCCCGAGTGGGCTACGGGCCTCCCCGTTAATTGTGAGTCAGGCTATGGCAAATCATACGGAGATTGTTAATGGATAAGTTACCGGCGTGGTCGTTTTCGTCGATCAAGACATTTGAGCAGTGCCCCAAGAAGTACTATCACTTAAAGGTGGTCAAAGACTTCAAGGAGCAGGAGACGGAGGCGATGCACTACGGGACACGTTTCCATGAGGCGGCTGAGTTTTACATCAAAGATGGCACCCCCCTACCCGAGCCGTTTAAGTTCGCGAAGGGGGCGCTGGACAACCTTAACCAACTGCATGGTGAGAAGTTATGTGAGTTCGAGATGGGACTCACCGAAAACCTTGAGCCGTGCGATTTCAAAGACCCGAACGTGTGGTGGCGAGGTATCGCTGACCTGATCATCCTTGACCGAGAGAAGGGCGAGGCGCGGGTGCTAGATTACAAAACAGGCAAGTCTGACAAGTACGCTGACAAGGGGCAACTTGAACTCATGGCCTTGGCTATATTCAAGTTCTTTCCCGAGATCAAACGCGTCCGAGGGGGCTTGCTATTCGTCATTGCGCGGTCATTCCCCAAGGCAAATTATTCCAAAGAAGATGAGCCCGTCTTGTGGCAGAAGTGGCTTAGGGATTATGATCGCATGAAGTTTGCGTACACCAGTAATGTGTGGAACCCACGCCCGTCAGGGCTGTGTAAGAAGCATTGTGTGGTGTTGAGTTGTCCACATAACGGGAGGGCATGATGCCATATACCAAATCACCTAGACCTTACAAACACGAGTACGAGAAGCAGAAGGCGCGTGGCGAACTTGACGAGCGTATGGAACGCCAACGTGCGCGTAGAAAGATGGATGCCAGTTCCCCCGACAAGAATGGGAACGGCAAGGCTGACAAGCGTGAAGGCAAGGATATTGACCACGTCAAGATGCTGTCAAAAGGCGGCTCTAATAAGACGGGCATACGTCTGCTGACACCTGCAAAGAACCGAGCACGTAATGGGCACAGCGTTCGTGAGGCGGGTGGTAAAAAACCGTGACGCCCCTGATCACAATCAAAGTTCCTGACGCCGTGGTGTACGGGAACTTTCTATCCACAATTGAATGCGCTGAGTTGATAGCCCATGCCGAGGGGCACATGAAGTTCTCTAAGGTTGTTGACCGCGCATCGGGCAAGCCCGTGTTACACGAAGCCCGTACAAGTTCATCTATGTTCTTGAAGCGTGGGCAGAACGACCTTGTCACATGTATTGAGCAACGTATCAGTAACTTGACCGGACTGCCCGTAGAGAATGGTGAAGGTATTCAAATCCTGCGCTATGACGTAGGGCAAGAGTACCGCAAGCACTACGACTACTTCAACCCTGAGCGTGAGACAACACCACATCACATCAAACGTGGTGGGCAACGTATTGCTACGTTGTTGATGTACTTGAATACACCGGAAGGTGGGGGTGCGACAACGTTCCCACATGCGGGTATATCCGTACATGCGAACGAAGGTAACGCCTTACTTTTCCGCTACGATACACCAACCCCTGCCACAAAAACATTGCACTGCGGTGAACCTGTTACGAGTGGTGTGAAGTGGGTCGCAACAAAATGGATACGACAATCAAAATTTGCTTGACGGCAATTCGATGATAGGTTAGATTAGAATTTAATAGAATGGCAGTTAGGTGTGAGTGTGCCGTTCGGGGTGTTTCTAGTTGACTGTTTTCAACCCTTTAACCGCACCAGTCAGCATGCGTAGACTTTCGCGCAGGAACTGACAAGAGTAAGTTGGTATATCGAGCAGATTGGAGACCCCATTCTGCTCGATATGCTTTATAAAAAATAAGTGAGAACGAATTGGAAATCATAGACAACAAGGCATTGTTGCTGACACTGCGCAACCCGCAACGTGTCACTACAGTCATTCCGAAAAGCAAAGAACTATCCAACAATCAAGTTGTTGTCAAGTGGGGTTTAGACGAAGCCCAAGTTCTGCGCAACCTCAAGATCAAAGGGGTGCCTAGTCCCATCTTGGGACAGTACAACTGGCCGGGTCAGTACAAACCCTTTGATCACCAAAAAACAACGTCCGCTTTCCTCACCCTCAACAAACGTGCGTTCTGCCTAAACGAGCAGGGCACAGGTAAGACAGGCTCAGTCATTTGGGCGGCAGACTATCTGCTTAAGCAAAAGCGTATTCGACGTGTGCTAGTGATCTGCCCCTTGTCAATCATGGATTCCGCATGGAGAGCCGATCTATTTAAGTTTGCCATGCACCGCTCGGTGGACATTGCTTATGGTGCAAAGAACAAACGCCAAGCCATCATTAACGGCGCATCAGAGTTTGTAATCATCAATTACGACGGCGTTGAAATTGTGGCCGATGACATCTCACGGGGCGGGTTTGACCTGATTGTTGTCGATGAGGCCAACGCCTATAAGAACAGCATGACGAAGCGGTGGAAAGTACTGAACGACCTTATCAAACCCGATACATGGTTGTGGATGCTAACGGGTACTCCTGCCGCGCAATCCCCCCTTGATGCTTACGGCTTGGCTAAGTTAGTCAACCCCCAAGGTGTGCCACGTTTCTTCTCATCCTTTAGGGACATGGTCATGCTCAAGCTGACCAACTTTAAGTGGATGGCTAAAGAGAACGCAACAAACACAGTGTTTAACGCCTTGCAACCTGCTATCAGGTTTACCAAGGATGAGTGCTTAGACTTACCGGACATGACGTATGTCAAGCGAACAGTCGAGTTGACCAAGCAACAGCAGAAGTACTACGACCTATTGAAGAAGCGCATGGTGGTGCAAGCCGCAGGGGAAGAGATCACGTCAGTCAATGCTGCCGTCAACATGAGCAAACTCCTACAAATATCTTGTGGCGCGGTGTACACCGATACGGGCGAAACCGTTGAGTTTGACATCAAAAATCGCTATGCCGTACTGAAAGAAGTTATTGAGGAAGCAAGCCAAAAGGTGCTGGTGTTTGTACCCTTTAAGAGCGTGATCACTATCCTGACAGACAAACTTAATGACGAAGGTATTAAGACTGAAGTAATCAGTGGTGATGTGCCTTTGAACAGACGCACCGACATCTTTAACAGGTTCCAAACCGACCCCAACGACACACGAGTGCTTGTCATCCAACCTCAGTCAGCCGCCCATGGTGTAACCCTGACAGCCGCGAACACTGTGGTGTGGTGGGGGCCAACTTCATCCCTTGAGACCTACGCACAAGCCAACGCCCGAGTGCACCGCTCGGGTCAGCGACACCCAACAACAGTGGTACAACTCGTCGGGTCAGGTGTAGAAAGACACGTATACAACTTATTAGATAATAAAATAGATGTTCACACAAAAATAGTTGATCTTTACAAAGAAATACTTGAATAAAGGAGAAAACGCCACTATAATAAAGATTCCAACAACCAACCGGAGAACGAAATGACAGAAGAAACAGCCAAAGTACCAGTTGAAAAATTGGTCAAGGTATATTTAAAGATGAAGGCCAAGCACGACGAAGCCCGTATCGCCTACGAGGAAGGGGAGAAAATTCTCAAGGGTCAGATGGACAAAGTCAAAGCGGCTTTACTTGCATACTGCAAGGAACAGAACATCGAGAGTGTGCGTACGGAAGAAGGTTTGTTCTACCGCACTGTCAAGGCTAACTATTGGACGAGCGATTGGGAGTCCATGCGTAAATTTATTGTAGAGCAGGGTGTGCCCGAACTTCTACATGAGCGTTTGCATCAGGGAAACATGAAACAATTCCTTGAAGCCAACCCCGAACTGCTACCACCGGGTCTCAACGTGGATAGCGAATACACCATAACTGTACGGAGGAAATGATGACAGAGCCGTTTGTGCCAATCGAAGCGTTGGCTAAACACTTCACGGTCTCAGTCTCAACTGTACGTGCTTGGTTGCGTCAGGGCTATATCCCTAAAGATACATACGTAAAAATAGGCAACACCTATCGTTTCAATGTGTCCCAAGTGGTAGCCGCCCTTTCTAGCAAGCCCAAGGACGACGTGAAGATGATTGAACCTGACGTTGGACTACCCGTCCAACTTGAACTTGATTTTGAAACAACTGATAGAGATATTTAACTGGAGAACGAAATGAGCGATTTAACAATTTTTGGTAAACCCAACAACGCCGCCCTTGCATTACTTAGCGGTATCGAAGACAACCTGACAAGCACCCTTGCGGGTAGCACAGGTAGCGGCAATCGTCGCATCTCCATTGAAGGCGGTGCATTCCGCGAATTCATTGGCGGTAAAGAAGTTCGCGTTAGCGAAGATCGTGCAATGAACGTTGTGTTGGTCAATGCCGCACCCGTATCTCGTATGTTCTTTGAGGGCGTGTACCAAAAGGGCAAGATCACAAAGCCAACATGTTGGTCGTCTGATACCCAACGCCCCGACTCCGCTGTTCCACAAGATCAGCGTCAGGCGTCATTCTGCAAAGATTGCCCACAACACGTTAAGGGTTCTGCATCAAGTGGTGAAGGCCGCGCTTGCCGATTCCAACAGCGTATTGCTGTGATGATTGAGAGCGAGTTGGGTAAGCAGGAAGTTTATCAAATCAACCTGCCATCAACATCAGTGTTCGGCGATGCAGAAGGTAAGAAGATGCCACTGCAAGCCTATGGTCGCTATCTCAAGGCACACAACACACACGCTATCAGCATCGTGACCGAGATGCGTTTTGACATTGACAGCGCAACACCTAAGTTGATCTTTAAGCCAGTACGTGCATTGGAAGAGCACGAGTTGAAAGCCGCCTTGGAGATGCGTGATCACGCTGATACCATCAAGGCAATTACTTTGAACGTGTCTCAAATGGATGGTGTGATTCCCGCACCGAAGGCCATTGAAGCCGCACCTGCACCAAAACCCAAAGCCGCACCTGCTAAAGTTGAAGCCGAGGAAGTTGTGGAAGAGCCTATCAAGGTAACAAAGAAGGCCGCAACCCCTGCGGCTGAGAAATCTGATATTGCCGACATCG